ACCATCACATTGCCAAGGAATGTGCCGCAAAAGCGTTCGCTAATCACCAAACGACATTCATGGTTTCAAACTGGGTCTACAGTGAACAGCTTTGTTGGAGCGCTTGTTGCTCCCACCAAAGTGAGTGAGCAGGGGACGTCGAATTACGTCTTCTTTACCAATTACGAGCATTCTTCAAGACCAGAGCGAACTGCACCAATGAAATCAAAGGGAAGAGATGTGACCACAGCAACGATTTATAGTGATAATTATCACTATCCAATATCCAAAGTGGGCTACTGCCTGGCGGCATTGGTCGACAGTGGAAGCAGAAAGATTGTAGGCTTTCACTATGCTGGAGATGGCACAACAGGTTGTGGTGAGAGGGTTCTGTCAGAATATTTACCGACGGACGTTTATGAGTACGAAAGTATGGAGCTTGAACCACCGAATGAATCATTTGATCAGATTGACGGAGTCGTTTTGCCATTAGGCCATAGTAAGGAAAGATTCCAGCAAGGAAGTGTTTCGAAGATCATGCCAAGCCCCATCCATGGTTGCGTGGAGGTAACCACCACCACAGCCCAATTGACAGCGAGCGAATGGTCTCCTCTCTACATGGGCGTTGCAAAACATGGCAAACCACCACTCAATTTCCGACCTGAGCATGTTAGAGAAGCAGCTGAAGACATGCGACGAATGATTTTGCGTGCTAAGCCGATATTGCGAACTACAACTGGAAAGATGCGGTCGATGACAACGGAAGAAGCAATTTTTGGCATCGAAGGCATCGTGAACTCGATGGATGTCACGACATCTTGCGGATTTGGGTGGAAAGGTAAAGGGCCTGGGAAGAAAGGCATTATCAATCTTATTGACAGGACAGTTGATCGCGAGCTCACATTGAGGGTTCGACAAATGGAGGAAAAATTCCAACAAAATATAATCCCGTTTGTCTTAGCGGTAGATTGTTTGAAGGACGAAACCTTGCCAATTGAAAAAGTTAAGAAACCTGGGCACACGCGCATCATTTCAACTATGCCAGTGGAATACCAGGTACTGCTTCGCAAGTACACCATGCCATTTATTATCGCATATCATGCGTATAATTTGGAAACGGAGCATGCGATTGGCATAAGTGTTTGTGG